TTGTGCCGGAGGGGTAGTACTGGCCGTAAATCTGCTGACCTTGTGCGTTGATGTATGAAGCACCAACAAAAACGCCCCAAGCACCAAGACTAGAGCCACCAAGGTTATTGGTAGTTAAGTCTTCGCCGTTGGCGGTACACAAAGCGATATAACCGTCTGCATTGATGAGAACAGCTTGTCCATAGAACAAGTTGGACGCAAGTCCTGCTGGGTTAATCAGATACTGACTTGTAGCGCCAGCATAAGGCATGCCGTCGTTACGGTTGATGGGACGTAGCCCATAGGGAGCATTGGTAGTTGACATTTAAGTCTCCAAAAAAATTTAAGTACCTTTTCCGAAAGTGACCGTGGACTTACGTTCTTTAAACATAGGCATCCTCGGATCATTCTCGCGCATGTAGGTGTTGTCTACTGATTGCATTTGTGCTTCCGCTTGATTGCGATAGTACGAATTGCGCTGTTCAGTAAATTCCACAGGTGTTTTGCAAAGCAACAAACCGCCCACTTCAACGCTGTCTGGGAACCTTGCGTTACCGCTAGAGCCAAACATACGAATCTCAGGGTGGTCAGAAGCCTTTACAGGTTCCCAGCCTTCGCGTAACTTTCCAGAAATATTAGTGGCGTCGTCTTTGCCAAGCGAAGCAATTCGGATCCAGCGAAACGCATAACCCGGTTCCGGATTGGGATCAGGTAGAAGTTGAGGGGGCATCCAATGTTTTGGGCGCTCCGTCTTTTCGCGGGTATCGAGCTCTCGTGCTAAACGTGTTGACTTTTCCATTTTATTTCCTTAACTGTTCTTCCGCAACCTTACGTGCATAGAGATCCAAAGGAACTCCAAGCCGCTTGGCGATATTCACCTGTGTCTGCGTAAGCACGATCTTTTTAGGCGCTGTGCTACGGGTTGCAGGTGCAACGTTTGATCTTTTCGGCGAAGTTGGCGCATTCACCGGTTTCTCAGACTCAAACTGATCTGGGAAAACTTGTCTAACTCGAGAATTTAACTTCTCGTAATACTCGTTGGACTGAGGATCAACTCCAGATTTAACTAGCTTGGTGTGGAGTCCAAGTGCAAAGCTAGTCATCTCATCATCAGCACCAAACCACTTATTTTCTGATTGCCAAGCCAGAGCTTTTTGATCTACTGGTGGCTGTTTTGTAACTTGCTGTTGTATTTGTACCTCAGTTTTTTCCTCTTGTAAAGGGGCGGGCTTAAAATTGTTCACGCGCTCCATCTTGGATTTAGCGGAGATCAATGCTTCCTGCGCATCTACAATAGCGTCTGAGTCACCTGCTTCATAGGCTTCTTTGTATCTGGCCTTGGCTTTTTCAACCTCGTTACCAACTACTTTTTTAGCCTGTTCTAACAGGGCTTGCTGGTTAGTATTCAAAGAGCCCTTGAGCTTTTTGTTTTCCTCAACTACAGCTTGGGCAATACGCAGGGCTTCTTCTCGCTCCCGCTCTGCTGATTCTTTAGCACGGCGTTCTTCGTGATAGCCCTTCGTAAAATGCTGGATGCGCTTGCGCACACCTTCATCGTACTTAGTCAGTTCGTCTTCGGCAAAATCCTTGGGAGGTTCTTCCATGGGTCTACGCCCACGGTCTTCCTCGGGAGTGTCGTCTACTACCTCGACTTGCGTTTCACCATCGCCTTCAATCTCGTACTCGACTTTTTCTTCCTTGTCGGCTTTGGTTTCTTTTTCGTCGGGGAATTTATATTCTTCGTCTTTGGCCATAATTTACTCCTTAGTTGGGACGTTGAATGCCACGGGGGTCTTGTACGACCGCTTGAATAGAGTCATCATTAATGAGTCTCCATTCTGTACCGTGAATCTTCATGCGGGTTCCCGTGTTAGGACGTACTAACACAAAGTCACCAACTTTGCAGCTTGGGCCAGACGGAAATCTGGTGGCGTCTTTAAACGCATCGGGGCCAATTTTGGCCACAAACAACACGGGGGATAAAAGCTCCTCGTGGTGCATAGCAGTAGCAGACTTCAAAATCCCAGTCTCGCTAAACTCCTCTTCGGCCTTGGGCAGCATACACAAGATATGGTATGTAGCCGGATCGGGCACTTGTTTGGCTTTCTCCTCAGCAGATACATTGAGTACCGCCGATAAGTCCACCGCTTTCACATCAAATTCAGTCATCTTCAGAGTCCTTAAGTTTACGCACGAGGTCACCTATTTCATACTGTGCGATCTGGAGACCTCGGATAAAACCGCACAATTCTCTGTAGTGATCGTAGGATTTCGCGCTACCATCACACAAAACTTCAACTTGACTCTTACGATGCTCTTCGAGTTTAGAGGAGAGCAAATCTAGGATTCTTCTGTCCATATCTATCCTTTACCGGGCGGTTGTTGGGCTTGCATCATCTTCTGCATCATGGCTAACTTATGCTGCTCATCGCCTTGCCCCATTTTCTGCTGAGCTTGTTGCGCCTGAATCTGCTGCTGTTGTTGCTGTGCAACTTCTAAGGCGTGTAACTCCTGCGCCTGCATGATCTCTTGCTGCATACGAGCCGCCGCCATGTTTGGATCTTCACCCGTTCTGGCTGCGCTCTCGCGTGCTTTGAGCGCCAACTCCTCAGCTTTAAGTTGCAAGTCACCACGAACTTTGAGCTCTTTGGTCTTGGCTTCTTGTGTCTTGATCTGGAGTTCAGCTTGCTGCATTTGCACGAGCGGGTCTTGCGCCATCTGCTGAGCTTGCTGTTGTTGCTGCTGAGCCATGTTTGCATTAAGTAGCTGAGCGGATGCCTGCGCAACCAACTGAGACAACTGAACTTCCACCTGCTCTGGCAACTGCTCTCCGGGTGGTGGGAGCGGCACGCCCATCTGCTCTTCAATCTTACGGCGATACGCAAACGCTAAGTGTTCTGCAATGTGTGCTTGAATAGCAGCTTGCATCTGTTGAGCCATGGGGTTCTGACCCATCTGCGCCGCGATCATCGGATCTTTCATAAACGTCGTATGCACAGCGATGTGAGCATCTTGGTCTTGGTAGATAAACGCTTTAGTAGGCTCGCCTTTGAGGAAGCCCATGTTCTCGCTGATAGGATCTTTAGGATTCTCGTCGTCCTTCGTAGGCACAAGCTTGTCTGCGTTCTTGATGCCTAAGACTTCAATCATCTGACGGTGCAACTGCGGTAAGTCATAGATCTGCGGTGCTTGCTGCGCCAACTGAATCACAGCTTGATACTGCATGATGCGCTGAGCCATCGTCGCGCTGTTGGGGTCACTAACTGGGATCACGTCTACTGCATCGTAGTCAGACTGCTTGGCCATGCGGTCACCGCTGGCTGGGTCATACTCATACTCGTTAGGAGCGTAGTCACGGATGATGTTCTTCAAGAGCTTAAACTCTTGCTTCATCGAGTAGTGCACACGGGCCTGCACCGCACTCATGGTCTTCAATTGGCGTTCAAGAATAGCCAGCGTTGTACCCACGGGCGCATTGGCACTCATATCACTGACCTTCATGTCAGCAACAGAACCCAGTCGGCGACCTTCTTCCGTGATCTTATCTAAGAGACCCGCCAAAACCTGTGATGGTTCTTTGTATGGCAGAGCCATGATGTTGTCACGGATTGAACCAGAAGGCACGTCCATGTCACGGAACTCACCGGGAGAGATTGGGGTATCGTCGTCTTTGATTCGCAAGCCACGGGTCTTCAAGCCACCGGGCAAATTGCTTAGCGTGCCAGCGTCAATAAGTTGTCTAATAAGAGATGTACCGGCACGGGCATAACCACCAATAAGGTGTATGAAACCAAAGCCATAAGCACCAAAGCCGGGTATGTAGTCGTACTGGACAAAATGCTGGCGCTTAATTTTGAGAGTGTCTTCCTCTTCCCAGTTGCGGTAGATAGAGAGGATTTTGTTTGTGCCTTTATCAATAGAGATAATGTACGGAAGAGCAATCTCATCTTCATAGCCGGGTAAGTTGTAATCAATTTGGATTTCATAAATCTGATAGCGGTCATCATCCGTGAGTGAGTAACCCTGCTCATCGGCTTTTTTCTTCTCTACGTCTGTGTGTACTTGC